CCAAATAAGTAGATATCATTGTGATTCGTTATCAGGAAATTTGTCTCAGCATCAGTGGCTAAAGGAGTGATAGTAGAAAAATATATAACCTCAATTTCGTAGGTTGTATCGGGGGAGGGGTAGAACTCAAGATCCGAGCCAGTGATAGCAAAATATCTTGGCTTGCCTGTAGTGGTTGACTGAGATTTTAGCGTGTCTAAGGCAGACAAACTTACCTGCTCAAGCCTAACTATAGGATCAGAGTTAAGCTGAATATTATAAAGTTCTAGGAGATCAGTGGGGAGAGTGACGAACTGAGTCGAAACGTCTGAGGTGCTCCGCTTGATCTGATTCCGAGTTCTTAGTACCCGGTTAAAAGACGCTTCAGCAAGAGATATAAATTCTTTAATTTGGTCATCAGAAATATCAGATCGATTCAAGTAAGTCTTCGCTGCACTAATCAGTGTAGTGTAAGACGTTATAGCCACTATTTTTTCCCGTTACCTTTTTTACTTCGTTCAATTGCTCGGTTGCAGATCATTCCCATTAGGATAAACTCTCCTGCTCCACCGGGGAAGTTCTTGCGAATCTTGTTGAATGCCTGAACGTCAGGTTTCCCTTCGTCCCCAAGATCAAGGACTTTATCTATCTGCTTTTCAATATAATTTTTTAAGGCTTTTTTCATGATTTTCCTTTCATGTTTGAAGTTCTAAAATATTTGTTGTCAGGATCTGAATACCACTTTTTCCACGCTTCAGAGTCTTTCGCCCAACCTTCTCTCAAAGCACGGTAGTATATTATATTCGGAATCACTGCTAGGGGTCTCATGTTAGATTTCCTATCTCTAGGAATATGTTCACGCATTGTGTGACAATACTTTAAGAGTTTTGTCACGTCTTGCTTTTTGTTAAACGTAATAACGTTATCAACCGGGTCAACGTAATATTCACTCATTACGTCTCCCCGGTGATCATATATTACGCTACTATTTGAAGTAGCTTTTAACATTAGTTAGCTCCTATGCGTAGGTACTGTTCACATCGAACATCCAGCCGAAAGCTTGAACGTTGGACATCATTACGCCCCACTCGCATAAAAGATTCGTAACGTCAGCGTCTCCCTGTTTTGCAAGGACTTGACTTGTGAAAGGACGCAAGAACGCAACGTTCAAGTAATCCCAATCCACAAAACCAACATCAACACCACTCGTTACTCTCATATGCCGATCCATCATTACCTTGCAATCACCAAAGTCTGTTTGAACCAACGTGACATTGTTGGCAACTGTCTCTGGAGATACAATAATTTGAGATGCTCCACGTCCTCCGAAGTCTGAAATTTCTCTCTTTATTGCACCGTTACAAAGTACTGTGTCGAGTTCTCCACCGTTATCCCAAATACCGTTTGCCACTCCCATAAAGAGTGCTTCAGTCATTGGGGCAAGAGAACCTGCAGCAGTGGTTGAATCAGTGTGAGCACCAGTTGCGCTCGTTGCAACTACTGTCAGTGTTCCACCACTTGTATCAATATGAATACTGGTGTCTGAAGAAGCCCACGCAGATCCTGCAGTTCCAAGTCTGCCAACCATATGAGGCAACGATTCGGTCTGCCTTGCAGTTCCAGAAGCTCCAACGATTGCGGGGTTGTGACTCAAGATTGTTTTTTCAATGTCAATCTTTAACTGCTTCGAGCGAAGAGCCATTTGGTGTGCCATTTCCTGGGACTTGGCATGCTGAGAAACACTTTGCAGTGTTCCTGATACAGTTGCATTTCTCCAAGAAATTTGCGTGTAGTTATTAAGCAAAGTAGTTGCTGTTCCTGCATCAAGTTCCGCATCCACCTCGAGAATTTTTGCACCCTCGATATGTTTATTCGTGAAAGTTGAAGTAGGAAGTGATTCTACCTGCCACTGGTATAAAGTATTTTGAACGTCTCTGCGTCCTGCATTAGAAAGGGCGGGTGTATTTTCAGGATCTAAGTTGAAAATTACACTTGAAATGTCCTCCTTTATCGCAGAGGCATCGTAACTTTCCATCACGTCAGTGATCGCAGCCATAGTTTCCTCCTTATAATTATTTTCTTAAAAGTATCTCGAATGCACTCGCTGCATCCTTTAATTTACCTGTTTTTCTTAATTTCAACTCAGCTTTTTTGAATTCAGTCATCTTCTTTCGAGGTGCATTCGCATTTCTTACTGCAGTTGAAGAGGCAGGAGTTGCTAAAGCCCTTTGCTTCAAGTTACCTTTTTTACTTTGCAACTCGTCCCACAAGTAAGCTTTGCGGAGCATATTAATTGCTCTCGAATCAGAGACATTATTTAGCTCTTCATCTGAGTAATTATTTGCTCTGCCATATTGCATTAACTCTGCTTTTTCTTTTTCTGCAGTTGCCTGATCCTTCCACTCGGGGATCATCTCCTCAAGTTTCTGTGCTTCGGAATATAGCGTCCTCTGCTGCTCAAGCTTACTTTGTTCTGCCAACTGTTGTTGCATAGCAAAAACCTTCTGCTGCGCTACTTCACGCTCAGAAGTTTTCTCCTGCATCTCCTGTCTCTCAACTAAGAACTGCATTGGATTTTCAGCTTTTAACTGGTTCCAATACTCGTCTGAGTTTTCGACTTCCTCGACTTTTTTTAAAGAATCGTATTCGTCCTGAAGCTGATTAGCGAGTGATTGAATTGCTCTCAAAGAGTTTCGTTCCTCGTCTAGCTGCTTTTTTTCTGCTGCTACTTCCTGAGTCTTCTTTGTATAATCCTGTTGCCTGAGAACATAATTCTGAAGTTCACCTTGTTCCACCTCAATAACTTCCCCGTTCTCCCCGAAGGGCAAGGCATATTTTTGAGCTTCAACTAGCTGCTCTTCTTCCTCTTCCTCAATAACTTCTTCTTCGGAAGATTCCTGTTCCTCTTCAACAGTTTCTAAATGATCAACAAGATCCGAAGGTTGCTCTTCTTCTGTGAGTTCCTCGGATTCTGTTGGTTCAGGTTCCTTACCTGATAATAAATTTGCAAAGGCATTTTCTGCTCCCTGCATGTCTAAGGGTTGTGCTTCTTCACTCATTTTCGTTTTAATCTAAGTGTTTTTGCTTCAATACTCCCCTCATTCATAATCCTAATAAATGCTTCTTTCAATTCGTCAAGCAGCTTGATCCTGCTGTAGTGCAATTCTCGGATCTCTTTATCCAGCGGATCTGTGTTAATAAGTTTCTCAGTAAGAATTTTTCTTAATTCTTCCCAAGCTTCATTAAATGAAGTTGATTTATAGATCCGCGCTGCCTCTTCTGCCCGAAAAATTTTATCTGTATCTGCCAAAATTATTTCTTAAATTAGTTCAAAGGTATAATACACTGAGTTAAATGATAAATTATTTTACCCCCTTCTTGCTACTCTAACAGGGACTGTCTCTCCCTCTGTGCTCCAACTGCTAAAAGACCCGGAGGTACTAAAGCATAATAAGGCAACCCCTCTTTTGCTGCTTCTTGTTCATCATGCACCTCATATCGTAATCTTGAAGGTTCTGGTTTCACTGCTACCTTCCCTACAGATAAACTAACTTTCTCAACCTTTGCACCGTGCTTCTTGCCAATCTTCTTGGCTTGGTCCACTAGGATCTTATCATAAAATCCTGCCATTCCTTCACCACCTATTTCTAGTTCTTGACCCTCTAAGATATGAGTTGGAAACATATCCCCGGTAAAAGCAGGATTTTCTATACGACCCGGATGAAGTTTACGTTCAGGCATTTTTTTTAATTTTGTATCAAGTAACTTTTTTGCTGCTTCTTTCCCAATATAATCATCCAAATTTTCTGGTTCTACAGTCTTTTTAATAACAGGTTCATAATCATCTTTTTTGTAAGCATATAATTTTTTAGACGCAGGATCATAAGTAATAGAATCAACATGCTTACTCAGGTCATAGCGTTTAGCCTGCTGCTTTCCTGTTGTCCAAGCAATAGAATCAAATCCCTCGTCTGAAGCCCACTTGATCATGCGCTTCATTGAAAGTCCTGCCCACTGGTTTGTGTCTTCTAGGAAGGGTGCAGTAGGTATATCCCCACCACCTGCTTTTGTATGATCCCTTAATAA